TACTGAAGAAGCAGATTTAAAAGCCTTAGTCGAGGAATATAATGGTGTTGCTCAATCTCAACAAGAAAAAACACAGGTCATCATCAAGAAACAGGCAAGAGTAGAATTATTGAAAGAACAAGTCGCCGAAAACGACTAAACTATCTCTAAAACATTCGACCAATGGCAATCAACAAAGTCTGGGAAGTCAACACAATGGAGCGTGACACCTCCGATGGACATGTAAACAAGGTGATCTATCGTGTTAAAGCGATTGATGATTCTGACAACAAGGAAAAAGATGGTACAAGACAAACAGGTGAAGTGAATTTCACAAAGCCTTCTAGTCTTCCTTCTGATTTCAAAGCTTACGATTCCTTAGATGCTGCGACTTGTATTGGTTGGGTTAAAACAGCTTTAGGTTCTGACGGCGTTGCTGCTGTAGAAGCTGCTATTGATGCTGCTCTTGTACCTGCTACAACGACTGTTGGTAAGCCTTGGTCTTAATGCCTAATCCATTAGATAAGTGGGAAGCAACTCTAAAAGATAAGCAAGCTTATAAGGCCAAGCTTGAAGATGAGTTGAATAAAGTTATCTCAGAGATCCTTTTGTTGAAGGGTGGTGTTCAGTATGCAAAAGAACTCGCTGCTGAAGTATTAAATGAAGAGGTAACAGAGGTAGAAGCCCAATAGTCACAATTAGGCTAGTGTGAGTGATAGCTTTTAAAATTGCTTCTCGTACCATGCAAAAAATCCTGAACATTATCAGTGTAATATCTTTCCTTCTTGTGGCAGCTATTACTGGTGGCGGGGTGTTTGGTTATTTATGGATAACGAATGAAGATAATCAGAAGATGCTTCAAGATAAAGCAATGGAAAAGGTGATGGGTGCAATTAAATTACCTGGATTATCTGGCCCTGCTCTTCCCACTGGAGCGTTAAGTCCTGCACAGCAAAAGAACGAAGAAAAGAAAGCATTTGGTTTGCCTAAGTTTTGATCCCTAAGATTGGTGTCGATTCCATTAGGGTTAAACCTGTTAATAATTATGTGATTAATGTACCTATCGTTAATCCTCCAAACGTACCAATCAATGTTCCTTTAGGTTTTCCAGTTATTGAAATGCCTTGTGTTAAAGCAAGGCGAAGTGGTGAAAATGATGGCCTTATAAATAACGATCCAGATGGAAATATGGTTCTGTGTCCTGCTCAGACACCAAGTTATGAGCCGATGAATTATGAGCCTCATAAGCTTGTCCCTATAAAAGATGAAGAGCCACAACGATACGAAGAGCCAGAAATCCCTCCAGCAGCAGCAGTGCCAGAACAACAGCCAGAAGAGTGTCCTCCCGATGGTGCGCCTGAGATTGGTACAAAAGTAGAAGAAGGTACTAAACAGATTATTAAGTATGAATTGGTCGGAAACCGTTGTGTAACTAGATATAAAAAATTAAATGTCCAACAACAGATAATTGATGCGATACCTACTGTCCCGCAAGTAGTGAAAACGGGAGGAATTACTCTTGTGGCTACAACTGCTGCATTGAGTACACCACTGCTTTTAAAGGCAGTCAAACCGATTATTAAACAGATAGTAAACAGAGTAAAGAAGGCTTTAGGTAAGAAAGTAAAACGACCAAACTTATCTGAGAGAAGAACTACTTCTTATCGGGAGAAACGGGGTTTGCCCCCTGTAAAGGAGAAGAAATAACGTGCCTATGTGGTAAGACTTGCCCCATTTTAGGTTTAACTACAACATCTTCACAAAGATGGAAGTAAGGAGAATCTTTAGCAAACTCAATTCCGCCTAGCTTTAATTTTCCACATTCACGTAATCTTGCGATGTGCCAGTCTAGCTTTTTATTATCAATTAGTTGTTGTTGATTTTCTCCTTGTAGTTTTGCATTCTTCAAACAACGCTCTTGAAATCTTTTATCAAGTGGCATTGAAAAAGTTAAACTTGCTCCAAGATTAAGTGAGAAATTATCCTTCTGTCCTGTCCTTACTTGTTGATAATAAAGAAGGTCGCCTTCGTCGCTGTAGACTGGAGAATCGTACCAATGTTCTCTTGGCTTAGAAAACGAATGTGAATCGGTAATGAAGGGAGAAAATGTAAGCATTGGCCCCTGACAAACAACTCCACCTCCATATTGATTTTGTATAAGATTTCCTTGTAATGTCTGGATCGCCATATTAGTTAGCGAAGCTGATGTATTTGCCACTGGAGCCGCAGTTTGTGAAGTATTAGCTAACGCACTTGAGCCACTAAATAATATTATTGAGAGAAGACTGAGGTTGTTTCGGTAACACTTTCTAAGACTGTCGTTCGATTGATTGTTGTCATATTGGACAGACCAGGGCCAATGTAACTTTCTGCGTACTGGAACGCTTGACCTGGATTGGCAATCGTGACGTTTGGTTTCTGTGTTAGATCTGCTCCTGTCCATGTATAGCTTACTCCGTTAATTGTTTGGCTCGTTTCCGAGGGCGGTGGAGAAAGGGTCGAACCATCAATAGACAAATTCGTTCCATTAATCGTATAAGTATGCCCAGTGTTGAAATCGCTAGAGACAATAGTTTCAGTAACATTTTGTGTGGTACGTGTAACGGCGGACATTGTACCACTAGAAAAATTTGGCACAACTGGCACTGCTATGACTGACTTTTGCCAGCTATTTAATAACAACAATAGCAGTAAATAACGCTTCACTTATGTATATCCATATAGTATTTCCACATTACTAAGTTGAATGTAAAAACAATAATGACAGATACAACACAAACAATTAGTGGAACGTGCATTACTTTACGGTGACGGAACTTACGACAGATCCCGTAGCCACTGTTCCTGCTCCTCCAGCAGTTAGCGAAACTACTCCAGCAGAAGTCACAGAACCAGCTAATGATCCTGCACTTCCAGCAGCGTGAGAAGTGACATCAGAGAAATTTGGCACTGCCCCTGTTGATGGTGCGCTGGTAGGAACCGCATCTCCTGTAATCAGCGATTGGCTGAACGAAAATGATTCTCCAGAGGTCGCATTCTGGGTTGCTGCAATTGTTCCAGGTGCATAGACACCGCTAGTAATAGTGCCAGCACTGAGCGTTCCAGCAGTTGTTCCATCGGTTACATCTACTCCAGACCCAGAGATACTAAAAGAAGTCCCTATTCGTTCTGCCTGACTGACAGCAGCATTAACAGTAAGTTGTGCGCTAGAAGTTATTGAATGGCTTAGGTCTGCATTAGCAGGAGCCGCTAAAAATAGCAGCAAGAAAAGTTTCTTCATTGAAGTTTGCCTGTTACTGGATCAATGTCCTTTCCTGTGATTGGATCGGTTTTGACAACCTCTGCTCCACTAATGGTTAAAGGAGTCTGTACTCTAATGATTTGTTCGCCACCTGTTGTATTGCTTTTGGCAATCATGGCCTCCATATCTTCTTTTGTAACACCGTTACCATTCTTTTTGTCTTTAGCTGTAGCAAGGCCGAATGTACTTAAGGCTCCTGTGAAGACACTGGCAATGAAGGTCGGATCGAAGTTTTGTTTTTGGAATCCTGGGAGATCTACATACGCCAAAGTAAGGATAAAACCTGACCAAACAACAATTCCGAGTCTTACAGCTACTCCAATAAGGGCCACCTGTTCTTCTTTATCTGGAGTAATCTCTTCAAGCTTGCCAAGAAGACCTTTTTTATCAGTTTTGGCTTCGGGGGTTTGCTTTTCAGGCATAGAAAAATAGAAACAATAGTCTAAGATTACTCCTAAAACGTCAATTATGCCTCAAGAACTACTCGCAGCCTTGATTGGGGCAGCTATTTCTGGAGCGTTAATGGTTGCCTCAAACCGTTCCAATCGTAATCAAGGTAACTTTCGTGAAATATTCCATCGTTTAAATGCTGTTGAAAAGGATATAGCTAGATTAGAAGTTAAAAAGAGGGATCCAAACGGATGGAGGAACAGATAGCAAGAGCTAAAGCCAGGATTAAAGAGCTAGAGATATTAGTAAAACACTGGGAAAAACAAAACCCCCTACCGTCCATAGGGGGTAATGTCTATACCTAATCTCGATGTTTGATACTTAAGCTTGCAGCCTCCTAATAAATTGCTATTTAACTTTAACCAGTTCTTTCTCCGTGTTCAATAGGTAAGCTCTCTCAATTTGCCTCCTCTTTTCTAGGCAGTGTGAACAAAAACATACAATTGTTCTCTGCTCCATAATCCTGCTAACTTAATTATCGGTTGGAACAGAAAAACCTCCCCTTCTGTGCAAATCTAGGGAGGTTTAACTGGGGTGTATGGGGATCACCAAGCCAAATCTAGCGGTTTTATATAAGCTTGTGAAGAGTGAGTCTATTTATGAGAAAACTAGCTAAACCTTTTCTACCTCTTCTTTATGCTTTTTTGCGTAGCGAAACAGGTAAAAAACTGTTACTTGATCTATTGAAATCAGCAGCAAAACAAACTACAAATACACTTGATGACGAGGCTGTAAACTTCCTTCAGTCAAGGTTATACCCCAAATCTAATACGAATTTACAATGACAAGTTACGATCCAAAATGGTTAGAAGAAGACAGGCAAAGAATGTTAAATATGGAGCGTTGGTACGTACTCGATGGTCGTCATTTGCCTGACAGTCCTTATCATGGTGTCTACACTGGGTTAGCAGCTAAAGGTAAAGAATTAGATGGAGAATTTGGATGAACAGTTCATTCTGTTAGATCAGTTAATGGAACCCCCTTCAGTAGAACAAGAACTGGAGCTGGAGAAAAAGATACGTTGGTTCACAGAGGGAGCATCTAAAGATCAGCTCATAAGGCACTGCGAAGCAGTAGAAAGAAACCACTTTCATCAAGCACAATTTATTGCTAACTGTCTAACCGAAATAGCAAAATGCAAAGCTAAGATAGCTTGCCTGGAAAATCCTGTAAGACAACCTACGTTTAAAAATTGGCTAAGAAAAATACTTGATCTCTAGTTGTAGTGGTTATTAACGATGTACTCGTCATAGTTAGTATCTTCTTCCATGTAACGCCCCAAGTTGAGCATACATAGTCTCTTTGCTGCCAGGTAACAGTCTTCATCTGTGTAGTCCTGAGTCTTCAGAAATTCATAAAAATCTACGAGTGCTGCACAAACCTTACCCATAGATACTAGGGTCTCTTCATTCTCTTTAATTAAGGCTCTAAGTCTTATCTCACTTAAACCCATAGGGCCATAAGTTCTTTTTTGTTTCTTAGTTCCTTTGTTGTCCTTAAAGTCCATTTTCTTATGTAGATGGTACAAATTTTGCTGTGGAGCCTGTTTTAATCCACTTAACCTCGTTGTCTTTGACAGCGACTTCTGGGTACTGAACTGAGTACCAGCGATGATCACATTTAATGCACCTTCTGCGCCTGATAGTTACCCCATCACCGGAACGTTTAGTGCATACAACTCTAGTCCTAGCTTCAGCGCACTTAGGGCACGCAGCTTGAATTTTGTTAATCATTTATGGTGCTGGAACTAATATGTGCTGTGCGTGTTCTGACCTTCTACCATCAGGCCATTTCACTTCGTAGTAGTAACAAATTCGATCTCTCTTATTGAACTTTTCGATAATTCTTATAATTGTTCCCCTATTAGATTCTGTCTTTAGAAAAACTCCTGTGTTTCTCTTCTTATTAACTTGATCATTGATCTTGTATTTAGGTGCTGTAGCAACATTGGTCATGGTTCTTTTTCTTCAGAAGTAGTGTTTGGTAATCGTCCTTCTATTCTCTTGCGAATAGATTTTCTCCAAGAAGCTTCGTCTTGTGCAACGGCTTCCTTATATACAGAGCTAGGTAACTGCTTCTCTAATTCCTTATAGATTAAGTTTCGTACCCAGGCAGTAGCACGTATATTCTCCGCTTGCGCCTGATCCATAACTAGCTGCGCTCTGTTTGGATCGAGCAGAATTTGAAGATAAGTCTTGTTTCCGTGTCTGAGAGCCATTTCAACATTGTCGTTGTACTACTCTACCACGAAATAGGATTATCGACTTTTTTCAAATAAGCGGTTCGATGTGCTTGCCTTGATGCGTTCCTTTGTCTTTTAGAACCAGCACGAATTTTCCTAGCTCCCTCCAAAAAGTCTGCTGCCCTATGGAGATCTCCCGTAGTCGCCCGTACTATCTCCGTGTTCAACCTTTCCATCACTATTTGTCTTGCACTCTTTTGAATAGGCGACATCCATAACCTCCGGCAGACTGCTGTAGTAGCCTAACTCGTCTTCTAGCTGACGTAAACACCAACCAGATTCAGTATGAAAAATTGAAATCAATGAACCTCCCTCCAGGTTTTTCCGATGGATGTTTCTGCTAATGCAGGTATGTCACCGAGCCAGATAGACTCTGCCTCTTCCATTTTTTCCCTCAATATCGCTGCCCATTTTTCAGCCTCCCCTTCCTTAACCAGCAAAAGAATTTCGTCATGTATCGCAGCAGCGATACGAACAGTGTCTTCCCCTGCTTCCTTAACCAAAGGCCAAAGTTCTCCTAAAGCCTTCTTCAGTATTGCTGCCCCCGCCCCCTGAATAGGGGTATTGCATCGTACCGTAATTTTGTTCAAATCACCTGGAAGAAATCGTCTCATTTTTGAAACTGGAATCCTTATGTAAGGTTTGTCATTCTTCTTTGTACGATCCGCTTCATCAGCGTTTTCCCTCTGCCAATCCCTAACTCCCTGGTACGTGCCAAGCCAGTCATTTCGTATTTTGGCAGCTTCATCTCTTGTCATAGTTAGACCACTAGCACCTGCATAATTTCTTAGACCATCTGCACCTGCTCCATACAACAAACCAAAGTTTGCAGACTTTGCTACCTGCCTGTCACAACCCATTGCCTTTGCTGTGTATTCATGCAGATCACCACCCTCTTTGAACACAGAAATCATGTTCTCGTCTTCTGCTAAAGCAGCCGCAAGTCTTAATTCCATCTGTCCATAATCAGCGTCTACAAGTACCCAACCATCAGGAGCCTGAACACACTGCCTAAAAGAATCATCTCTAGGAATCTGCTGATTATTGGGTTTAATACAACTCATTCGACCTGTATCTGCTCCAAGCTGCATATATGAAGCTCGAACAAATCCATCATCAGCCATCTTGTCTTGTATAGAAGTCACCATCTGCCTTCTTTTCTCTGTCTTTTTCCACTGCAAGTAAATCTGAATTACTTCATGGTCTGCGGCATAACCTCTCAATGCTTGCCTAGAAGCACTCTTCTTACCATTGGAGTCTGTAGGCTCCTCACCTAACACAGCAGTAAATTTTTCAAGCAACTGTTTAGGACTATTCAAATTAAACCCCTTATATTTTTTAGTACCTAAACGAATAGATCCTTCATCCTTGGCCCGTAAATTAAAGGGAGCCATATCCCCTTCACCATCTCTAGGAAGTTTTTGGTCTTCTGGTAGAGCTTCATCAAGCTTTAACAAAAATTCCTTTCCTAAATGCTCCACATCATATTCATAATCTTTACGGCACTGTTCTAGGGCTTCTTTATTCCAGGGAAGACCTGTTCTCCACATCTGAGCGAGAGCAGGAATAGTTCTAACCTCTAACTCTTCTGCAATATCAAGATGACCATAATTGATCTTATCCTCCAGCTTTCTGTCTAGTTCCAGAAGAACTTCAACGTCTTTAGCTGCATAGTTAAGTTGCTCTTCACTTAATTCAGGTGTGCTCCAATCAGACTTCTGTTGTTCCTTAGATAGTTCAATACCTAAGTGTCTCCTAACCACACTGTCTAGTCCATGTTTTAGAGCTGGTATTCCATTTGTAAGTAAACGATTCGCCAGCATTGTGCATCGAAGCGTTCCTTTTAAATGAATGTTGTGCTCTTGCAACCAAGCAACATCAAACACAGCATTATGAGCAATCCAAAAACGAGGAGTGTCAAAGAAGCGTTCCAGGTATTTCCAGTCCTTCTCCTCTAACTCAAAACAATCAATCACTATGATTGTGTTCCGTTCTTTGCAACCAATCTGAAGAAGTCTGAGCTTCCCTTGTTCAGGTTGTAGCTGGAGCGTTTCTGTGTCAAACGCTATTGTTATGCAGGTATCAAGAAGATGTAGGTTCTCAATACCGTAGTACACTTTGTAGTCAGTCATCAAAATTAAGCTCCAATTGAGTGGGTTTTTCTAGGGAGATTGAATACTTGAGTAGTGCCATTACAGCATCTCTGTATCCTGTGTAGTATTGCCAAGATTTATGTGCTGCATCTGTATCACCTTTTTTCCAATTAAGGTCATGTTGTTGATACACAGCTTCTTGTTTTTTATGCAGTTCACTATGAGCTGCTGATAGTGCTAATTGCACCTGTAGATGTTCAAATTGATCCATAATGTTTTACCAAATAAGGTGGAATTGCATCGTGATAACCTTTGTCCTTTAGCTCTTTTACTAACCTTTTCCAGTTATTTTTGTATGGAGTTGTCCACTCTGCATAAGATTGTGCGCAGTAGATTCTCCTACAGTTTTCAAAAGGTAATTTGAATTGACCTGGAATAGTTTTCTTTAGTAAATGAGACAAACTATGATTAGCGTTTCTATGCTTTGAGTAATCATTTTTGCTGTGCCATCTAAAGATAAGTTGGAGCATACTGCTAACAAAAGGTTCGTCTAATTTTTGACGACTTCTCCTAGCTTCCTGCACACAAGAGTTATCTTTCCAGTTAATAGGGTCTTGTTTTTCTGTAGGAAGAACAACTTTACCTTTTGCACTAGGAGTAGAGATAGTTACCTCAACTTCTGGTGTAGCAACAGGTATAAGTTCTGCTACTTTTTTCTTCCTTTCCTTTTCATCTTCTTTGGCATGAATAGCCCGAAGTTGCTCGTTAGAAATAGGCTGAATGTCAATCTCTCTTCTTACCTGGGAGAACTGATCTTTAGTTAACTGAAGCACCCATATATCGAGTTGTTGTAACTCATTGTTCTCTTCTTTAAAGACAACATATATAGTGCCATTTTCCTCTTTTACAGCATCTATTTGAGCACCAGCCAAACTAAGCACAGATCGCTTAGTTATCATCTCTCTTTGATTAAATTCAATCATTTAGTTAAACCTCTCAGGTGAAATAGCTATTGGATCGTAATCATCAATACGTTCCAGATTTTCAATTGCCTCTTCTAAATATTCACGCATTTCAGCATTTAGATGGGCATCCATTATATGCCTTTTATCTTCTCTTTTTTGCACTCTTACTAATGCTTTAAGACTATACTTAATAGCATCAAGTTCAGATCGTTCTTTAGTCATTTTACCTCTTGTGAAAGTACAATTTTTAGTGTTCTATTTGATGCAACCTTCTCTAAGTCTTCCTTAGAAAAGAATTTCTCTTCATACGCCTCTTCGTAGCGTTCATTCTCTTCTATAAGCTCAGAAAGAATACTTCTATATAAGGCTTCTGTTAGTTTGCCTATTGCTTGTCTATTCATAGTTTTCACCCCCTTGAATTTGAAGCCTCCAGTCACTTAAAGAAGCCCAAGCAATACCTACTGTGCCCTCTAAAAGTTCTCCTGTTTCCATGTCATGTTCACGGATATTGACTAAAATTTCTGTTGGATTAGACGCATAAAAGGAAAAGCCAACAATACGAAATTCAGCACCATTTGTATTAGTTAATAACGCTCCTTTGAGAACATTTAGATCGAAAAAAGACGAGTTTAAGTTCATCACGCCACCTCCTCGCCAAGATGTAATCCAGTTTCCTCGTCCAATAATGGTTCCCTAAGTTGTTCAGCTATAAGATGGGCAACGTCACCTTCATCACCATAACCACCAACGAAATGGCGTTCCTCTACTCTTTTATACCCTAATTCAATTTCCTCTTCCTTAGAAAGTTGATAGAGTCTTTTACCTTTCTTTTTTAGTTCCTCCTGAACTTCTTTATTTCTTGCCAGTTGTTTCTTTTCTTCTGGTGTAAACTCATCTTCTTTTTTATTAAAAGTAAAATAATCTTCGCACCATTGAAACTCTAAACCTCTAGCAAAAACAAGACGATATATATCCTTTAATTTTCTACGATCTGCTTTGGCAATACGTCTAAACAAGTCATATTGTTTATCCGTAAGAGGAATAGTAATGCTGTGATTACTGTTGTTAGTTGTTTTCATGTGGGTGTAACGGAATGGATACCGCCCCTGAATGTTTACTCTACTACTGTAGCACAAACATTAGCTTTGTGTATATTCGGCAAGCCTTGGAAACATTTTTATATCTTTTGATGTGATTATCGAAACATCCATACCCATCTCTATCGCAGAAGTCGTATCCGTTTCCATTAAATCTTTTTCACCATATCCGTAGTCCACAACATCTACACCATTTGCAATTCCATCTTCTCCGTAAGAGGTATATCTAACAGAAGCAAGAGCTTCTGTGTATCGCATTTGGTAGATAGTGAGGCGAATGGGGGAATTAATCATGGTTTTGGGTTATCCCAGAACTTTTGTGCATTTTCCCTATGTCTGTGTGTAGGAGCGTCAAAACTATCTTCCGTTCCAGCAGAAGCGTTCTTATTGACAATCGGTGTTTTGTCAAAACTATCTTTGTCAAAAGTATTTGCCTTTACTTTATCCGAGCCAGGACTTTTGACAAAACTACCTTTTGACAATTTCGTTTTGTCAATAAGATCCGTTCCAGTAGAAGAGGTTTGAGTTAATACACTACTATTATCGGGCGTTAAGGAAACTGCCTTTTTTCTGAAGGTTTTTAGGTTCGTACCAAGAGCGATATAAAAAGCAGGTGGACGACCTTTAAAAGACATATTTTCTGGTGCATCACACTTAACAATCAATTTCTGAGCAATTAATTTTGAAAGGCTATATCTAATGGCACGTTTTCTGTGCATACCCCCAACCTTTTCATGGTCAGTCAATAAATCAGCAGACCAAGGAACCCTCTCCTCTCTCATCAATTTCAAAATATCCAACATGTGTTGATTAGGGGTGTTGTCCTTCTGAGTATCTTTCCCCTCTGGAACGGGACCAATGATATATGTGTAATCAGGAAGCAAACTAAACAACATTCTTTGTCCCTCTCTGTCATCCCTTGATTTTTCTACAGTTACAAGTCTGCTGTTAAAAGGAGCCGCCATTTCAGCCAACTCTTTCTTACTTACCTTCTGCATATTCCATGTTTCATCCACAGCAGCTTTAATTGCAGATGTTCCCCTAAATCCACCGTTCCTGTTGTTGTGGTGAATCACAATAATTGAACAGGCACCAAAGTCCTGACCATTTCTTCTAGCCAATCTCTTTAAAGGAAGTGCATACTCTCTCCTATTTTCTTCATAGGGATTGGAGTCATTACAACCATCAAGACTGTCAATAACAATCAAGTCATATTTCCCCTTCTTCCCTGGACCGCCCCCTTGAATCTTGCAGAATTTTCTATACCAAGCCATATCCCATTCACCAATAACATCAACACCTCTATCAACACCAATCAAATTAAATTGCCTCCTCGTAATTCTTTCACTTTGATCTCCATTCAACCAAAGGCATTTCCCCTTTGATATATCCACCATTCCTCCATGCACATTGAAATCTCTTCCCTGACTGATGTGCTTACAAAGTGTCTGA